GGTATGCGTAAATGGTGTGCCGATAACTCCGACCAGGATCCGAACGAGATTTTTCGTAAAATCTATGATACTGCAACCGATAAAATTGAACTGAAAAGCATGCCATCATTTGTTGTGTCTCTTGCAGATTATATGTATAAAGCCGCGTTTGTTGCCGATCAGGAAATTAACCTTGTTGCTTTTCTAACAGAAATTATGATGGAAACGAGCTTCCGTTAATGCTGTCTGGTCTATTTAAGAAAAAAGATATAAAGGTCACTTGTCAATTTTGCCAAAAACATATTGACAAAACATCTTCATTCGTATTACAATATAAAGCAGCCGATGGAAACGGTTCGATGAATGTTTGTGTAGAATGTTCAAATTACCTCAACAATATTATTGATGTATGGGAAAGCCTTGATGAAAAAGACGACTAAAAAGACTACGACAGTACAACAGAAGTTATCCGCCCGCGATGATGACTTTCAGGAATTTGATTATTTTGGTCTTGGTAAACCAGAAGAACTTGAAGAGATTGATCTTTCCGAACATAAAGAAGAAAATATGATCTTCAAGTTTGTTGAGGCAGTATCTAAGTCTAAGACTGATCTAATGAAAAACGCTGAAATACCAGATGAAATGGAAAAGAAATATAATCCATTTATTACCAATAAAGCGTTCTCATTCCATCTTGATACTATTCTTCACGCCAATGAAATGAACAGTAAACATTGGTTATTTAAAGATGCACAATTTCGATATTATCTTGGCGCGCTCCGGCCTCGATATCGTAAAAGTGAGTGGTTCAAAGCTAAAAAAGACTCTGATCTGGATAATATTCAACAGGTCTTTCAATGCAATAGAACCGTTGCCAAGCAATACATGAAAGTTCTTTCAAAGGAAAACATGCAAATAATAAATAATAAGGTCTCAAAAGGAGGCGACACGTAATAATGAATAACAATAATAATAAAGGTGACCTTATATGGAAGACATTTTTCACGGTGTGGGGGTTGAAATAGAATTACCTATACCAGAGAACTTTCTTAAAATAAAAGAAACTCTCACTCGAATCGGGATTGCATCTCGTAAAGATAAAAAGTTGTATCAATCTTGCCATATACTGCATAAGCAAAGTAGATACGTAATTCTTCACTTTAAAGAACTTTTTATTCTTGACGGTAAAGAAAACAATTTTACAGAAGAAGATAAAGGTAGAAGAAACACTATTGTAAATCTTCTGGAAGAATGGGATTTAGTAAAAGTAATAGACTCCTCTAAAGCGCAAGACCCAGTTGCTCCTTTGAGTCATATTAAAGTTTTATCTCACAAAGAAAAAGATCAATGGGAATTGACAAGTAAATATAATATCGGCAAAAAGAAAGGCTAATTACACTATGAAAGTATTTCGTTTGAATGAAATGGCAGAACTGCCAGCATTTGCTACAGAAGGTTCTGCCTGCTTTGACTTAAAAGTATGTATTACTACTGAGACTAAACTGAAAACATATAGCCCACACAATAAAGAAATTACTATACCTGCTAAGCGTGGATCCGATGGCCGAGTCGTAGCAACTCTACATCCACAATTCCGCACACTAATTCCTACAGGGCTCATTTTTGATATTCCTAAAAACCATGTTTTAAAAGTATTTCCAAGATCAGGAATGGCGATTAAATATGGCATCGGTCTTGCTAATTCCACCGGGATTATCGATTCAGATTATGTTGAAGAACTTTTTGTTCCTGTATATAATATGAGTGATACACCAATTAGCATTTATCATGGTGATAGAATTGCGCAAGCACTACTCGAAGATATAAAACAATACACGCTCGTAGAACGGAAGAGTCGCCCAGAACAAAAAACTGAGCGTGAAGGGGGATTTGGCTCAACCGGAACTAACTAACACACACTCAGACAAGGAGAACTAAAATGACTACTAGCAATAAAAACGGTTTTGAAATTCGTCTTGAAGTCCTCAAGATGGCAAAAGAAATGATGGATCAGCAGTATCACGAAACGACTAACGCTTACTGGAATTCGATTAACACTCTTGCTGAGACTTGGAACAAGTCAGCAGCAGAACTTATTCAGCAGACACAAACAATGAAGCCTGTGATGTATACACCTCAGGATATCATGACAAAGGCGCAAGAGCTTTACGGGTTTGTTTCCAAGAAAGATTAATCAATGTCAGAGAAACATCACACTCCAAAGGATGTTTCTGATAAAATCGCGAAGGGCTTTACAAAGGTCCTTCGCTTTATTGCAGATACATTTTTCAAAAAAAGATACGGTCATAGAGCAGTAGTACTAGAAACAGTTGCTGCTGTTCCAGGTATGGTTGCCGGAGCAGGTCTACATCTGAAATCTCTTCGTAAAATGGAAGATGATAAAGGTTGGATTAAAGAACTCCTTGATGAAGCTGATAATGAACGAATGCATCTAATGACATTCGTCGAATTGGCACAGCCAAATTGGATTGAAAGACTGATTATTCTTGTAGCTCAAGCAATATTTGTTGCTTTTTATGCAATCGTGTATTTCTTTTTTCCAAAGACTGCGCATCGTATTATCGGTTATTTTGAAGAAGAAGCAGTTAGATCATACGCCGAATTTCTAGCAGAGATCGATAATGGCAAGATACCAAACGTTCCTGCTCCGAGAATTGCAATTGACTATTGGAAATTACCTGAAGATGCAACACTTCGTGATGTGGTACTTGTTGTAAGAGAAGATGAAGCTGGGCATAGGGATAGAAATCATGAAATGGCTGATGAACTTAGCAAAAAATAATTTTAACAGAGATCTAAGTAAACATAGAATTTACACAACAAACTATGAAGATCTCTGCATGTAAATATAAATAAAAGTGGGAATGCCAATAGGGTTCCCACTTTTACACAGCCGGTTAGATAACGGCTATTACTAAAACTCGCTTAATAAAGGAGAACATAAATGACTATTGAACAAATACTTCGTCAAGATCCACTATTTGTAGGATTTGATCGCATTTTTGACCGTGTCAATGCAGCATCAAAACTAACGACAGTGCAGAAATACCCTCCATACAATATAGTAAAAACGGATGAAAATACTTATCTGATCGAGCTAGCAGTTGCAGGTTTCGGTCCTGATGATGTTGACATTGAACTTTATGACGGCGTTCTTGCTATCAGCGGAAAAGTAGATGCATCATCTGATGATAGCTATATCTATAAAGGTATTGCAAATAGATCCTTCGAGAGACGATTCACTCTTGCCGACACAGTCGAAGTCGAAGGTGTCGATCTTCACCAAGGCATTCTAACAGTCAGACTGAAGAATGTAATACCCGAGGAAAAGAAACCACGAAAAATTCCTATTGGAAAACCAGTAGAGAAGCAGTTACTAACTGAATAAAGAGAAGGGGAGCTAAAAGCTCCCCTTTTTAATTATTTGCAAAATTTAAACCATAACGGTCTTGTCTATCTCGACCACCACCATATATTATAGTAGTATTAGGTGCTATTATACTACTTCTAGCATCAGTATTTCCACTGTTAGCAACAACAGATGCGGGTGTCTGTTGTCCGGTTGGTGGTACCGTAGATTGAATTACTTCAAGACTTCTTAAAATATTCTGAGATAATTCAATCATTTTTTCAGTTTGCGCCGTCAAAATAGCAGCAGTTTGACTTGTATTATTTGTAGCAACTGGTGATTCCGCTGTTGCTGCTGCGGCACTTTCTTGCATGGATACTGGATATTCTGTAGTTTGGCCTAGTACGTAATTTACTTTAGATATTGCGTCGGCCATTTCATCTAATTTTAGTGATGAATCTAAAATACCTTTACCAAAATCAATTTCTGGGCCATCAAATATACCTTCACCAACTTTACCTCCATTGGCCAAAGCATTTAATAACGGTAATGCTGCACCAAGATTTGTAGCTAATTTTTCAAAATCAACATCACCAGCGCCAACATCTATTGAACCAAATTTTTCTAGTGAATTTGCAATTTTTTCTATTGCATCAGCTGCTTTTACTAGATTATCTGCATCCGATGCTATCATTCTTATTTGTTCGAATGGTGAATCCTGACCAGAGAAGAAACCAAGTAATGCAGTTCCAACATTCTTTAAAGCTCCTACTAAGTTTCCTCCTGCGAAAGAACTCAAACCATCACCCAATTTACCCATGATATTAGTAAATTCGTCTACAGATCCTTCTGGAGCTAATCCGACAATTGATAGTAGAGTTTCAACTTCTGATTTAATTTTATCAGCAAAAGGCTCATCTCCTGTAAAATACGCAAGCGCTTCGGCTGCTCCGTCGACTACCGTAGCAGCCCCTTTACCTAACGCAAATGCGGCAAGACCAGTAGAAATACCAGCCATCACAGCAATAAATCCAGCAGTATCGGCAGCAACACCTTCCATCTGTGGAATTGACAGTAGAGTTTCAACCTCGGATTTAATTTTATCCGCAAAAGAATCTCCTGTAAAATAACCAAGAGCTTCTGCGGCACCATCTACGACTACTGCGCCACCCTTACCGAGCGCAAATGCAGCAAGACCTGTTGCGATGCCACCCATGACACCAATAAAGCCCGCGGTATTCCATC